TTTGGTAACAAAGTAGAAGATAGATATAAAACAATGTCTATTAAAGAAATATGTGATCTGCCAGTTAAAGAAATAACAAATAATGATGCTTTATTATTTATGTGGGTAGTAGATAGTCATTTAGAAAAATCTTTTGAAGTTATAAAATCTTGGGGATTTAAATTTTCAACTATCGGTTTTACTTGGGTAAAACAGACTAATAAAAAAAATTATTGTTATAATCTTAGCAGGTACACTTTAAAATCAACTGAAATTTGTCTTATTGGATTAAAAGGTAAATTAAAAAACATAAAAAATTCAAATAAAGTTAAAAATTTAGTCTTTGCAGAAAGAACAATACATTCAAAAAAACCAGAAGAAATAAGAGTTAGAATAAAAGAGTTTTGTGGTGATCTTCCACGCATAGAATTATTTGCAAGACAAAAAACTGATGGATGGGATGCTTGGGGAAATGAAGTATGAAAATTGTCATACCTTATAAGCCAAGAGAACATCAAAAGGCTGTCCATAAGAATTTAAAACGATTTAATGTCCTTGTCTGTCATAGACGATTTGGCAAGACTGTTCTCTGTATTAATGAACTGCTGAAAAAAGCAATGCAGAATACATTGCCAAGACCTAGATATTATTATCTAGCTCCTACTTACTCAATGGCAAAAAGAACTGCTTGGGATTATGTGAAAGAATATACTGGTGTCTTACCAGATGTTACTTACCACGAAACTGAGCTTAGAGCAGATTTACCTAATGGTGCAAGAATACAATTACTAGGATGTGAAAGACCAGACAGTTTAAGAGGTTTATATATTGATGGTGTAGTCCTAGACGAAGTGGCTCAAATGCCTCCTAGACTATGGACTGAAGTAATTAGACCTGCTTTATCTGATAGAGAAGGTTTTATGATAGCGATTGGTACTCCTCAAGGTCACAACAGCTTTCACCAGTTATATGACCATGCTCTACACCAAGAAGATTGGTATGCAGAAATATTTAAAGCAAGTAATACAAACATTATCTCTGAGCTAGAACTTAATGAAGCAAAAGCCTTAATGCCAGAAGAAGTATATGAAGCAGAATTTGAATGCTCTTTTGATAGTGCAGCCATAGGCTCAATCTATGCAAAAGGATTAAATAAAGCAGAAGAAGAAAAAAGAATTACAAAAGTTCCTTATGAGACTGGTATTAAAGTTAATACTTACTGGGATCTTGGGATGGCAGATAAAACTGCTATTTGGTTTGTGCAACAAAAAGGAAGTGCATTCCATATTATAGATTACTATGAAGATAGTGGAGAAAGTTTAGAATACTACACAACTGTTCTTGATGAAAAAAAATATATTTACGATACGCATTACCTCCCACATGATGCAAATGTCAGAGAACTTGGAACTGGTGTATCACGAGTAGAGACTGCACAGTCTTTAGGGATGAGAACATCTATTGTTCCAAAGCTCTCTGTCGAAGATGGTATTAATGCTGTGAGAATGGTTTTATCAAGGTGTTGGTTTGACCATGAAAAAACAAAACATGGACTCGATGCTCTTCGTCAATACAGATGGGCAAGTAATGAACGAGGCGAATTAAAAAATAAAACAGTTCACGATTGGACTTCTCATGCTTCTGATGCTTTTCGGTACTTTGCAGTAGGAAACAATCAGTCAAGCGAATGGACAACAAAATTACAATATAACAACGCAGGAATTATTTAACGAATGGCAAAATTATCAAAATCAAAATTACTCGCATTAATCTCACAAGAGATCTCAAGCTCTCTTGGATTTTATGATAGTGATTTATCAACGCAACGCAAAGAAGCACTTAAATATTATTTAGGAGAGCCTTTAGGTAACGAGACAGAAGGCAGAAGCTCAGTTGTATCACAAGATATATTAGAGGTTGTAGAGTCAATATTGCCAAGTTTAATGCGTATGTTTACGCAATCTGACAAAATGGTTAATTTTGAGCCACAACAAGCTGAAGATGTACCATATGCTGACCAAATTACTGACTATTGCAATTTTATATTTAATCGTGATAACAATGGTTTTGAGATTTTGCACTCTATGTTTAAGACTGCACTACTTCAGAAGAATGGTTTTTGTAAAATTTATTGGAAAACATCCAAAGAGCAGAAAAAAGAACATTATGAACACTTAGACGAGACACAATATCAAGCATTACTTATTGATGAAGAGGTTGAAATTGTTGAAGTAGAAGAAATAGAAGAAGATGAAGGTCTTTTTTACAATTGTGAAGTTAAAAGAGTTAAGGAATATGGCAGATGCCAGATAGATCCTGTACCACCAGAAGAAATATTGGTGTCTCCAAGAGCAAAAAACTTAAAAGACTGTAATTTTATAGCTCACAGAGTAACAAAAACTGTTTCTGAGCTAATAGACATGGGTTTTAACAAAAAAGATGTTGAAAGTTTGCCTAGTAGTGAGCAAGATGTCTTTAATACTGAAGCAATGGTAAGAAGAAGCTATGATGATCCATCAATGGACATTGAAATCTCTAATATTGATCCCTCCCAGAGAGTAGTACAAATAACTGAGTGCTACATGAAGGTTGATATGGATGGCGATGGCATTGGAGAGCTAAGAAAGATTATTGTTGGTGGTAGTGGCTATAATAATTACATTATTTTAGAAAATGAAGTCATTAACAAAATGCCTTTTGCTATGTGTGTAGCAATACCAATGCCTTTTAGGTTTTTTGGTCTATCCATGTACGATTTATTAGCTGATGTGCAAATGATGAGTACAACAATCATGCGTAACACCCTTGATAATATGTATTTTCAAAATAACGCAAGAACAATTGTTGTTGATGGTCAAGCAAACCTAGATGATTTACTTACTTCAAGAGCAGGTGGCATTGTACGAGTAAAATCGCCTAATGCTGTTACACCTTTACAGACTCCAAACTTTTTAAATGATGGTTTGGCGATGCTACAAAAGATTGACCAGTTAAAAGAAAAAAGATCTGGAGTACCCAATCAATTAATGGGTTTAAATCCAGATACAATTAACAAATCACATACAACTGCACAATCAGTTAATCAAATGATGAATAGTTCTACACAAAGAATAGAATTAATTGCAAGATCATTCGCTGATGGAGTAAAAGATATTTTTGAAAACATATTAGCAGTAATATGTGAGTATCAAGATCAAGAAAGAATAGTTAAATTACGAGGCGAGTTTATTCCCATGAATCCTCGTCAATGGACTTCACATTATGACTGTATTACACAAGTTGGACTCGGTACAGGAAACCAAGATCAACGATTAGAAGTATTACAACAAGTATTAAATGTGCAAGAAAAAATGATACAGCAACAAGGTGGAATGGGCATGGTAACTCCACAAACAATTTACAATACAATTGAGGCTTACTTGCAAAATAGTGGTTATAAAGATGCAACGCAATTCTTTAACAATCCTTCACAGCAACCACCTCAACCACCTAAAGAAGAAAAACAAGATCCTGCATTGCAGTTAGCAGCACAACAAATAGAAATTAGTAAACAGAAGGCTATGGCAGATGCAGATTTTAAAAATAGAAAATTAGAAGCTGATAATGAATTTAAGATGCAAAAAATGAATCTCGATGAACAGAAACTTGCCACGCAAGTTGTGAAAGAGCAAAATGTATCACAATTAGAAAAAGAAAAATTAGCTTCTAAAATTCTACAACAAGGAATGAATTAATGGCAACAAAATTTACACCTTTTATGCAAGGCTCAGAAGCACAATCAGTAATAAGTGATTATCTTGGTGGTAAACTTAACTCTACACCTAATGTTAATAGTGCAGGTAAATTTCGTAATCCTTTATATGATTTACGAACAGTACAAGAAGGTTTAGGCGAATTAGATCCTAGTGCAGATTTTCCAAATCCACAATTAGATTTTTCTGTACCAGACACACCTGTTGATCCTTGTCCAGAAGGTTTTATGTTAGTTGATGGTATATGTCAGCCAGTAGAACAATTTGGTCAATCAGTTTATGATGAACAACGAGATGATGATCCAGATGCTCCTCCTAGAGAATATTACTCTATTGATGATATGAAAAAAATGGATGATTATGAATTTTTAAATTATCTTACTGGTGCAGGTGCTTACATGACAGGCAAAGATGGTCA